CACTCCCCGGTGTTCAAATTGTTAAAGGACAAACCGCTGACATTCGGTCTGTGCCTATTATAATTTTACACGCTGAGTCTGCCCAAGCCCACAGAGACTTCGGGGCTAAGCCTAGCGGAAACTTTGAGATCACGTTTAAGATATACATCTACTCGTCTGCGGACGACAACACTTTGGAAGAACACAGAGCAAGAGTTGAGGCTGTGCAGGGTATAATGCAACACGACGATGGTCTTAAGACAGCGTGGACGCAGGGTCAATTATACGCGACTTGGATTAACGCAGACGATGAAGGCGTGGCAGACCGCAGATATGGCAACGCTTTGACCTATACGCTGGTCTGCGTATATCCACCGGAGGCTGTTTGACACAGTCGCCAGAGTAAAGAACCAACCCTATGTCAGACACTTCAATTACTTACGGAACAACCCACGCATACGGACTGAACGGAACGCTCGCTTTCGCGACTATCCAATCGGACGACATTTCTAAAAAGAAGGCTCTGGACGTAGAAGTCACTGACGAGTTTGGCGTGGTGATCACTGACCGCTTAGACGACACCCGAATTGAAACAGGCGTCAGCGGAGTTTTAAAAGTTAAGTCCACTTACCCAGTGATTGGTGAAACATTTGCTTACGACGGAACGACCTACATCATTAAAGACGTGACTGATAACGGCACGAACAACGGCTTCCGTAAGGTTTCGCTTAAACTGGTTAAATACCAAAACATCGCCTAACCCCACTTGGGGTTTTCCCACTAGTGGCTTCACGGTGGACACAATCGGCAACCATATTGCCACCGACTATAAAGGTCTGTGGCAGAAAGTTGCTACCTTTCTCTTTGCGACACCGGGTTGCTCTGGAGTCGATTGACTCGCCACTTTTAGACTTCTCTCAGCCTATCGGTGCAGAGGACGTGATCGCAGGTGCGCGAATACTCTCGACTCATAACTTAGCAGACATTCGTGAGCCTTTGTCTTTCTGGGAGTTAGTCACTCTCAAGAATATGCAGGTCAGTAAAAAGAAACTAAGAGAAGAAGCCTACAAGCTGCTTGTTTATTTCCAAGCCCAAGCCCTATACCCAAGGTTCTGGGAAAGCGACAAGCCTTCAAAGGACAACCCAATCGACTGGAAGTTAATTGTGGTAGCCAATCTGGTGGCAAATGGGCTGAGTTTGACAGAGGCTTGGACAATGCCAGAGTCAGAGGCTGTGTGGCTTCATATGGCGTTCCTGCAACGCTCTGGGTGCGACATTAAATTGGTCAGTGATCACGAGTGGGAAGTTATGCAGAAAGAATTGGAAGAACTGGAAACAGAAAAACAAAAACCCTATAAAAGAAACAACTAACAATGGCAGATGACGTAAAAGTAAAGTTTGGTGGCGACTTCTCAGAAGTTCCTAAGGGTGCAGAACAAGCTGCTAAGACCGCTGGCACTGCTATGAAAGACTGGTTCAAAGACTTCGGTAAATCTATCGTAGCCCCGATTGCTGGCTTCTTTGCAGCTGACGCAATCCTAGGACAAATTAAAGACTTCGTTGGCGGTATGCGTGAACAATTGACGGTGATCAGAGAAATAAACCACGCAATTAAGAAGTCTGGCGTGGACGCTAAAGAGTTCCAAGGTTTAGCAGCTGTGGCACGTGAGTCTGGTATTTCTATGCAGGACTTGGGTAAGGCTTTAAACTTTGCCAACGTTTATATTGCTAAAGCACAGGCTGGCTCTGAGTCTCACAGAAAGACTTTGCGGACGTTATTTAATACAAGTGAAGACTTGAATTACTCTACTCTTAAAGCAAGTGACGTTGTTTATAGACTAGCAGACGCTTTCCAAGACGCCTCACAGGAAGGCGACGTGCTGGCACTAGTTTCAGAAATACTTGGTAAGAGAGCAGGTCTTAATTTAATTCCATTGTTTGAGAAATCCGGTGAGGCTATTAAAAAACAAGCGGAAGAAACCAAGACATTAACCAAAGCGGAACTAGAAGCAGCTGAAGCCTTAGACAAAGTCATCAGAAACTTAGAACGTAAAAAGGCTATAATGGAAAGAGAGGCAGTTGTTGGTGTTGCTGTTCACGAACGTGAACGTGATCTAATTGACTCAGAGCGTGAAGCGTATTTAAAATTAGGTGACGAACAATTCAGACGAACACCGGAAGAAAACAAAAAGGTCTTTTTAGAAAACCTTTTAAAAGAATATGAAAAGAGAGAAATACCGATGGAACTTGGTGCTTTCTTTTACAAAAACTCAAACCAAGCGTTTCAACACGGACCGTATGCAACAGCAGACGAAAGTGCTGTTAAAGAAAGCGTAAAAGACGAAGTTTTTAAGTTCTTAATTGGTGCTGTCAAAGAAGAAGCCAAAGCCCCAAAAGTCGGAAAGTTCGCAGAGCAAGGTGCAGGTGGCGGTATGGCAATGGGCGAAGGTGCGCCGTCTTCTGGCGTGATCGGTTTCGGAAACAACTCACAGCTGCTTTTAATGACTGACCAACTTGACGTGCTTAAAGAAATACAAAGAATACTAGAAGACTCACGCAGTCCTAATTACGCACCAGACTTCACTAAGTCTATGGTGAATATAAAAGTGCCCCCGACTCCAACCATACCTAACCCCTCAAAGTAATTTATGCCTAGCGACACTTTAATTAGATACGGAAACGACCTAGAGTCAGGCGTCCTGCAACCCGGTTATACAATTGAGAATGACGGCTACGGACTGCTCACGTGCAGAGCCACCTATAAGTTCGACACTTCAATTATGTTGCCACCGCCTTCAACAAGGCTGGCACGTGGTGAGGCATTTGAAAAGGACACTAGACTTAAGCTGCACAAGTGGTCTGTAACTTATAACAACGCAAGAGTCGCGACAGTCACCGGAGATTATGTCGGGATTGAAACTGGAGAGTTCACTCGACCTAACTGCCACGGAGACGATGGACTAAGCACAGAGAAGATTGAGACGCACCCTAATTTCTTCACGATCACTGTAGGCTCTGGTTCTGACCAGCCAATTGCAGGTAAGCAGGCTACGTGGCACCCTTCCCCTATAATCATAGACAACAAAACCAATTTGATGGAGGGAAACAATGGGTCAACTTTTAGTCCTGCTTCAGAACCCGGTAAGGGTGGCAAGTTCCTAGGTTTCTTTAATGAGAACTACCCTGTCTATTACGGCAAAACTTCCTACCTAGCACCGACAACCGTTTTCACTGGAATTGTTTATACGACAAGTTCTGGGAACGTGACTTTAATGCGTGAGAAAGTTGGTTCTGCGACAAATCAGAACGACTTAGGCTTTGGTGGCTTTCCTAAATTAGTGCCACTTGAATACGGAACAAATTGGACAGCTGCAAATGGCAACCCACAATTGCTAGTCTCTAAGATGAACTGCGAGAATTACGGCGCACTTTATAAGATTAACTACGAGATAAGATACTCACGTGAAGGTTTCCCATACGTTGTTTATCCGACACCAACTTTTGGTGGCTCTGGTAGTTCTGGTGGCTCTGGTGGAATTGGTTCTGGAACTGCTTAATTTTACTTATGAAGTTAAACCCTGGAGTTGGATATACGTCTGCAAATCTAGGTGAAGCCTCTGGGCTTACTATTGACGCTGGTGTCGAGTCGTCAGCACGGAACATAGGTCGCCAATTTGAGTGTTCAATCACCGGGGCAAAAGTGGGCGACTCTTATGAGTTCCGACTGCACGTCCGCAAAGGCTTGGTGGAGTTTGATTACTACGGCTCTGACGACAAAGGAATTATAGACCTAGATAACTTGGGTGGGTTCGCAGGAACTAATACCCAGAATATGTTTTTTTACATTAACAAGTTCAACTTGTTTCCTAATGGATCACTGACAGAAGGCACAGAAGAAAAGTCTGAGTTCATAAGCAAAAACGGATACATTAAATTAACGACTGGGCAGAACTACTTTGTATTTCTTTACAAGACGACACCGGATTGGAAACAAGACGGTGATCTGTACGAGGCTCGCGCACCACAAATCGGAATAGCAGCTGAAGACTCAGAACCTAACATATTCATTAAGACCCAGCGGAATGGTGGAGGTTTCTTGCAGTCTTATATTCGCCTAGATGGTGCAAGCACCACGGATAACGTAGTCGTTGCAGATACTATTGGTAGAATAGCGAGCCTAGATACAGCAGGACTTAACAGCCTTGTAACTTTCCACGTGGAAGAGTTGCTAGTGACTGATAACAATGACGCTAATTACCCAGCAAGTATGTCCGATTGGCTTGCAAACAATGTCCCAATCTTTGCTGAGAAAAGCACCAACCCTAATTTAAGACAGCCAGATGGTATGACAATAGACGGAGTTCCGTCTGCTGTTGATGACGTTAATTTCACTAGATACGTGGACGGTGGAGAGTTTGGTGCTTGGTATTATAATATGGGAGGTCTGGCTTATGGTGCTGGAAACACAAACGAACAGCCACCCGGAAACTTTAACTGGTTAATGGAGAACGTAGTCAGGGCTAAAGACGTAGGAACTTTATACGGATACACAGTTAACCCATTAGTATCTGGTTTAATTGCACCAGAGGACGCTTTCAGACTACGTGTTGCAGACTATCGCCCAGACCAACCTCCGATTATAGAGTTTGAAGGAAGTATTGAAATTAAAGCAGACAACACTACTCAAATTAAAACTTCTGGCGAAATGTCGGACGCTGGCACTGGATATGTGACCACTGACTGCTACCGCCAAGACATCGCTTATATTAAATGGGACGCAGCTCTTAATCGTTTCCAGATTTATCAAATCCAATATGGCGTGATCCATATGAGACAGAACCCTCTAGGCTCATTTAGAAACAAACTTCTCACTTCCCCTAGTCAGATTGCCAAATGGGACACAGGCTTTGACCTTTGCAGTTTAATAACCGGAACTTTTAGCGGTTATACTAAAGCCTTAAATACTTCTACGTCTGCAACCCAGCCACCAGTCTATGCTGGCTACGTGGACATAGGGAACTATCAGTCGCCAAAAGAAACGCTTTAGAAGGCAAGCCAGACCCCTTGACTGGGTCGCCAGAGTAAGGCACCACCCGACTCTAATGGCTACGCAAATAGTAACGTTTAAAAGGGCTACAACATTTGTAGCATCCTGCACATATACGCCAGACTCTGGTGGTCGCCCCGATTTAACTGGCGTTACGATCACGTCCGACATACGCGACGCCAACCGCAGGGTTTATATTTCTAATGTAAATGTCACGTCCCCAACGACATTCACAATAACTTATGACAACACTTCCGATTGGTCTGTCGGTTCTGCTTACTGGGACATTAGGTTCTCAGAGAATGGTGTCGTATTCTTTTCTGACACTGTGGTCTTGGACATCATTAACAATATAACTGTCGAGTAAGAAATGTCACTCCACATTGTTATCCAAGGACAGGCAACGCTTGGTGTCACCACTGGTGCACCTGCAATTATAGACGTCTCGATTGGAGTTCCGGGTGCAGCTGCAAGCGTTAATGTCGGCACGACCACGACTGGAAACCCAGGAACAGACGCAAGCGTTGTCAATGTCGGCACAGCCAGCCACGCAGTTTTAGACTTCACAATTCCCAAAGGCGACCAAGGTGCGCAAGGCGACCAAGGCGTCCAAGGTGTCAAGGGAGACAAAGGCGACCAAGGCATACAGGGTGATAAAGGCGACAAGGGTGATCGTGGTGAGCAGGGTATCCAAGGCGTCAAAGGCGACCAAGGTATTCAAGGCGACAAAGGGGATAAGGGCGACCAAGGCGAGCGTGGAGAGCAAGGCATACAGGGTGAGCAAGGTATCCAAGGTGAGAAAGGGGACAAAGGGGACACTGGTGCTGGTGTAGCCTCTGGTGGCTCAACTGGGCAAATACTCGCCAAAGTAGACGGAACAAATTACAACACTGAGTGGATCACGCCTTCTTCTGGTGGTGGCACGTGGGGTTCAATAACCGGAACGCTCAGCAGTCAGACCGACCTTCAAGCTGCACTAGACGGAAAACTCTCCCTGACTGGTGGGAAAATGACTGGAAACATTGAATGGGAACAAGGTGAATATGGCAGTGGCATATTCTTTAAAGAGACAACTTTCTTCACGACTGAACTAACCTCTGGTTTTTTAAAGATTTACTCTAATGACGGGTCTGGCAACGACTCACAAGTTTGGGCTGGTGGCTTTGGTGTTGAAAACCCACCCGCAGGACAAACTGCTTATTTAGAGCCACAGCAAATACGGATTTACGACAGCACTCATTTAACTGGAACTGCTTTGAATGGCGAAGGCATTACTTTTAACGACTCGACAATTCAATGGACTGCCTATGACCCAGCAGTTTTATCAAATTACCTTCCGCTGTCTGGTGGCACATTAACAGGTAACTTAAACTTTTCTTACAACAATGGTGAAATGTTTGTGCCTTATGCGTCAATTTCAACCAC